TAGGTGTTAAGTTCATTAGTATGTTCTTAGTTTAAGCTGTGAATAACATTCAATATATTTTTCCCTAGCTTTTGATTTATATTTTTGTTTAAATAATAAGAATAATTTTTTTCTGTATTGATATTCTGTTTCACATCCTGCATAGTATTTTTTTGCAAATGCTTTTCCTTTACCTTTAAAAAAGTTTACATTATCTGCTTGATCACCTTCAATCATTTGTGAATAGAAATTGAACATTGCTTCTTCTTTTGTTAGATTATATACAACCCTGTGCTTGTGATGATAATTATATATTAATGCAGGAAATTGCTTGTAATCTTTATCTATTGATACAATCATTACTTCATCCCTACCAAATTCTTCTGTTAATGAAGTCCAATACCTAGCAACCATATCATCAGTTTCAATACCATAACCATAAATTGAATTATATGCTTTCTTTACATAACTATGCATTTCATCTAGAAATGGGGGTAACTTTACATTATTTCTGTTTGCTTTATAGCTTTTAGAAACATACCTTCTAAAATTACCTTTACTACCATTAAATGTAATTACTTTATCTATGGTGTACTGTTCTTCTAAGTCATTTACAATACCCATAAATTGTTCATCAAATTTATCCATACATTCAGCAAGTGTGCTGTAATAAGGTTCATCATCAGGCTGTTCCCTTTTTCTGTAATTACTAGCAAATATTAAACTATCTGCATCTACTAATAAAATCATAATTCTATATTTTTATAATCCACAGTAACCACTATCACATTCATTAAAATCATCATCAAATAATGATGTTTGTTTGAAACTGTTTTTTATTTGTTTATAACTCATTCCATTTTTAAAAGTTCTTTTTCCATATCCATCTTTTTCTGCATCCATAAACCAATTAAATTTGTTTGGGTGCTTTTCAGACATATGTTTTAATAGAATTGGTGTTCTATGAAAACAACCAACACAATTATTCATATATGCAAATTGAACAGGTTTATCATTCCAGTAGGATTCAATTACATCTTTGTAAATATTATCTTTAATTAAAGGAAAAATTGGTTTTTGCCATTCTACATTTGCCCATTTATTTTGATTTGTTATTCCCTTCCTTTTTCCAACTATTGTTTTAAATTCTAGATTTCCATTTTTATTAGTTTTATCTAACATTGTTTTTGCCCTGCTTTGTTCATTTGCCCTAAAACCAATACGCATTTTAACAACTTTTTTTATTTCTTTATTCCACCAATCAAATATTGGTTGAAGTTTCATTTCAGTTGTGCAAAACCTTTGTGTTACATTTGGCAAATATTTTTTTCCATTTCTATTTATTATTTCATCAAATGCTTTACCTGTAACCCAATTAATTTTTTTACCAATAAATTGTTCTAAATCTATCATTGTATATATAATAGCATCTTCTTCTAGTGTACCAATAAATTCTTTACCAATTTTATCTGAAACAAATTGCCTAAGTTTAGGATCAGGGAATTTGCATTTTTTATCATTTGTTCTAACTAATGCAAAAACATTATAATCAGCAGGATAATTAGCTGCAATATAGCTTGATGTTTTACCACCACTTAAACTATTAACTGTTTTCAAAGTTCTTTTAATTCATCTTTTAGTGAATTCAAATACATTTTCTGCATCTTGTTGTTTTCTTTAACCACTTGATTTACAATAAATCCTAAATCTTTGTAAAGGTTTTCAACATTAAAAACAATTTGTTTTGGTTCTTCTATACTACCATACTGAATATATAATTCACCATCAGAACAATGAAGGCTTGTAGTTTCGTGTATGTAAATTGTATCAGGTTTTTTCATAATATTATATATTAAAAATTACACCTATTAAAAACCTACTAATAAAATATACAGGAAATAATATTAGAATTGCTTTTTCTAACTTTTTAAATGCTTTACCTGCTTTTGCTGCTTTGCTTTCTTGATTATACATATTATTGTTTTAATAATTTAATGCAATATATAACAAAATAAGTTATCAACATTAATATTAATAACTTTTTTTAATGATTTCTTTACAAAGTTGGTCATTATACAAACATTCTTATTTGTGCTTTGTGTTGCTCTATTCTTTTCATTGCTGCATTGTAATACTCTTTGTCTAACTCACACGCTGTAAGGTCGTACCCTAAATTATGACAAGCTATTGCTATTGTGCCACTACCCAAGTGTGTATCTAATATTTTATATCCATCTTTTGCGTAATTCATCAAAAGCCATTCGTATAGTTTTACAGGTTTTTCTGTTGGATGTATTCTGTTTGGGTTTTGTGGTGCTATTTCAATCCATTTAGAAGTAGTGCCTAAGTTTTCCGATAAACTTGCTATTTCTAACATTGACATTGTAAATTTTAAACCTATTGTTTTTTTCTTCCAAGCTACAAAACCTTTCCATTGTGGTAATCCAAAATTATTTGCACCCCATATTATTTGATTTTTACTTACTCTTTTTAATTCATTCCAATACTCTTTTGTTGGTCTGCCCTCTAAACTTTTCATAGATCCATTTGCCCTCATATCTTTTGTGGGTTGGTTTGTATCTCTATAAGGGGGGTCAACAATAGCAAGGTCAAAGTAGTTATCCTCATACCTAGCCATAAGTTCCATATTATCTTCGTTTGTTATTAGCACAGTACTGGGTTTTTAACTGGTCTGTTCATCTTCTTTATATACTTTATATCCTTTGTCTTTTAACAACAAAACTGCATCTTGTATTTTTTTTTGTTCAAGCCTGTAGGCTTCAAATGTTTCATTTACTATCATAATTATTTATATTAATTCTAACTGCTAAATTTTCATCAAGCAGATATACTTGTTTTTGTATTCTTTTTTTAGTCCAAAGTGTAGTATCAGGGCAATACTTTAATACTTTATCAGGCATTTTAAGGCTATTTAACCAATACATATAATTTCCTTTAGGATCAGCAACAAAATATATTTTAACAATTTCAGAATTTAATTTTATTAAAGTATCATATTTATCAGCTTCTAATAGTTTTTGCTGATAATATTTTTTTCTGAACTTCATTTCAATAACGCATTTTTTTCCTTTTGGTGTTATACCACTTGCATCATATCTAGTATTATTACCACCATTCCATTCTAATTGCCAACCATCTAGATTTAATAATAAAACTAGTGCTTTTTCCCATTTATGTATTTTACTTAATTCCATTATCAAAAAGCAGATTAATGTCCTTAATCCATCTTTTTATAATTTTTGGGTTACAGGTACAGGGTAAATAAAATTTATGATTGTAATATCTGCTGTGCAGGTCTGATACCATTTTAAATTCGGCACCTGTGATAGTGTCACGTTTTGACTTTCTAAATTTATCCCATTGTTTAAAATCTTTTTCATCTAGTTTTACCATCTTTTTATTTTAATATTATTTAAAGCCTTTTTTCTGCTTTCACAATTACAAGATTCATAACCCATTTTTTTAGCAAACCAAGTGGCTATTTTTTTACCTTGACCAAATGTCAAATAATGAATTAATTTTTCTACTATATCACCTAATTTCATATTTCTTTAATTTTGAATTATTAACTATATAAGTTTCACCATATGGTGTTTCTTTTAAAAACATTTTATCTAAATTATTTAAAACTTCATCCCTTTTAATAGTTCCTAATAATTCAACATAAGGAATTTTTACCCAAGCTAACAAATATGTTTTACAAATTTTAGAATCAAATGCTTGTTTAGAAATAATTAAACTTGGTTTTTTCTTTAAATCTGATGATTTAATATCAATTCCATTTTTAAAATCAAAACCATTATCACCTTTACCAAGTGTTTTAGTATCTACTTTTTCACCTGTCACTTTTGCATAAGCAACTTCACCTAATGCACCAACAAAATGGCGCCACCAATTAGGTCTATTTTTATGTAAATTTTTACTAATCTTAGTGTTAGAATGACCTACTGAATTGCTACGATTATAGCCTATATAATAAGCATTTATGATTTCATCTGCAGTAAGTTTAATTGTCATAACAATTTTTTTAAAATTCTTTTTACTTTTTTATGTGTGGAATATAATTCATAATAATCTATTAAAGATTTTCTGCTAAATTCAGCTACAGATTCACCATTGTTAATTATTTCAAATACTTTTCTATCATACCAATACATATTTGATAAAGCCTTTTGTACCCTTTCAAGGGTTTCACTATAATTTACATCATTTGATTCTAAATTAATTTTATCAATAGGAATTTTATAAATGCCTTTATGTTTTCTTTTCAGGTCTAAAAACAACCATCTAAGTGTATTAAAAATATAATAGTAATTTATTTCTTTATCATCATACATTATATCAGTTCCTGATCTTAATTTTAATAAAACTTTAATATACATTTCTTGAACCAAATCTTCTGCTGTTGGTTTATTAAGTCCAAATGAAATAGCAATTCTAACCCAATCTTTATTTTTTTGGGCAACTAGTTTCATTTGTTCATCAGCTTTGGTCATACCATAAAGGTACGAATTTATTTTAAAGGGTCATATAGATCACCAACTACACAAGGTAAACCAATATCATTTACTTCAAATGAAAAGGTTTCAAAAGAAAAACCCCTGCTTCTACCACACTTTACAGTAACCCATTCTTTGTTTACAGTATTAGCTTCTAGCTGTATTACAGTTTCAGCTTTTTTTTCTAAAAAAGAACCTAAATGACCAGTTCCAAGTTTTGAACTACCAAAGTTTTGATGAATTACATTTATAATATGACAATTATAAACACTTGACCAAGACATCAATTTCTGTACAATTTCATTTGATTCTTGTAAATTATTAGCATCTGAAACTAAATCAGCAATGCCATCAATTATAACGAGTGATGGTTCTTTTATGTTTTGTTTTAAAAAATATTCTATAAAGCTAATTCTATCTTTGTAACCTATTGTCCTAAGACCAAAAGTATGATATACATTTTCTGAACCATCAACAACAGCCATATCAAGTGGACGTTTAAACACTTTTTGACAATGCCATTTTCCTTGCTCTGTATCGAAGTGAACAAGATTTCCATTTTTCCTATGACCTTTTAGTTTACCACCAAACAAATTATTACTGCTTAAATAAACTGATGATAATAATGATATAAAAAATGTTTTCTTGGTTTTTGGGGGTGCAGTTACAACTGAAAGATTACCATACGTGGCTAATGGTATGGGTAGTAGTGTATCACCATTTTTTGTTCTTATTAATTTTTCACCCATTGATAGTGCAACTGGGGGATATTCTATTTTAATTTTTGCATTAACAAAACAACTATCTTTAATAAATTCCATTAATAGTTGATGTTCAATTTGTTTATCTGTAAGTTTTCCCATTAAATAAAGATATAAAAAAAGGGTATAATAAAAATTACTATACCCTTTAAATATTAAAAAAAGTATATATTAAAAAGGCAGTCCATCATCTTTTACATATGCAGATTCTGTTCCTGAAATTATATCAAGTTTTTGATCTTCCTTTTCAGCAAGTGATACATTTCCATCCGTCCAAACAACCTTTCCATTTCCTAATGATAGCTTTTCTTTTTTAGCATCTCTTTCTTCTTTAGTTTGGGAATCTGTAAACCAAACATTGTTACCAAATTTGGTAGAATCCTGAACTGAAATTGTTAGATTGTAATAAACAGGTGTATTACCATCTGCATCTTTTTTCCCTTTGATAAATTTTTCTTTAGGTAATTTATCTACTCTGATTGAACCTGTAATTAATACTGACATTTTTATTTATTTAATAGTTAATAATTGTTGTTGCACTTCTTTAGTGACTTTGTAATGCTTTAAAATATCATCAAGATTTATTTCATTTGCCATTAATTTTTTTTGGGCATTTTTAAAATCAGGTGTGTTTAAATGCAATGTTTTTTTTGATGGTTTTACTTTAGATGCTAAATTTCCATCATCATCTACTGCTTGTAAAGCCAATAGCGACTGCAAGGTGTATCTTCTATAGTAAGTAATAGCTGAACCTATTTTTTGTGCATCTAAATCAGTAGGTAATTGTAAAGATGATTCTACTGATCCACCATCTAAATCAATTATTATACTATATTGATAACCATCCTTAATAGGCTGCAGAAGTAGTAAATTGTGTTTATCTAAAATTGGTGTAACTTGTTTAATTAAAGAATTTACATCAAAGTATTTTGATTTGTAAAAAGGATTTTTAGAATCCTTACTAATTGTGCCAATTTCTTTTTGGACTTTATGAAGTTTATTATAAATGTTTTTTTCCATTTTTATCTAATGTTTAGTTTTTGTGTTTCTATTTTTGCTAATAAGAATTCAATCTTATATTCTAATGCTTCAACCTTGTATTCATATTCTTGTAATAATGAATCATAGGATTCTTTTGAAAAATTCCTTCTAATACTTTCCATTACATCATATGTGTTATGCAATCCTTATGGAATTGAATATCTTTTTCCAATTTTTTTGCTTCTTTATGTTTACCCATAAACATTGCTATTTGTAAATCAGTTTCTAGTTTTTTGATTTTTTCAAGAAAATCTGTTCTTTGTGTTGTCATTTTGTAAGTTTTAATAATTAATAATATTCAAATATAACAATAATTTATTTATAAACTAAAAATTTAATAACTTTCTTTTAGACAAATAAAAAAGGCTGATAAATATACCAACCTTTATTACACAATAAACCAACTATGACATTGGCAAAAACTTACTATGCTAATATACGATTAAATCATTAAATCAACAAACTTTTTATATTTTTGTATCATTTCTTCAATTTCAAAGTTAGCATATTTTACTATTTTTTGTGCTTTTATGTGTAATCTTCTTGCTGTACCCTGACCATACTTAGCATCTAAATTTACTGAAAACTTATATTGTTCACCGTATTTAAAAACATTGCAACCTGCGCATTGTATTTGACAATTTATTTCATCCCATCTAGTTGAATAAAATCTTCTTGACTGGAAATGCCCGTTTTGAAGTTTTTTCCAATGATCCTTTTTACCACAAGTAAAACATTCAGCTATTTCATTTACAGAACCTTTTAATCTTATATATTGACTAAATACAGAATCTAATTTTTTAATTAATTTACTTCTGCTTACTTTTTTAGAAGGCATAATTTATGTTAAAATTTTTTTTTATTTGAAATTAAAGTAATAAATTCAAATTTTTTATAAAAAAAGAATTAAATAATACTTTTATAAATATATAGATAATGATTTAGGGATTGTATTCTATAATTTAGACCCAAATGACTTAAATTTTTCTACACCACGACTACCAAAATAAGCAACATAAACTGTAATTAATAGTGATTTAAGCAAATCAATCCATTGATCTGAAACACCAAAATCTATATTTAAAGAATCTAAAAGAATTAAAAAAACCATTGATACAGTTAAAAATATTAAAGTCATTGGTCTAGTGTTTTTACTTAGCCAACTATCAGAAGTCATATCTGAATTCCATCTTTTTGAAATTTCTTGCATTTCAATAGAATCCATTTCAAGCAGTTTTAAAGCCTTTTCTTTGTCTTGTGGGGTGATAGCATCATCCTTTTTAATAAGGTCTTTAACAAGTCCTAAAACACCTGCATCAGGAATTAGATGTCCTGCAGTTTGTATAATTTTAGGTGCTATCTTTTTTAAAAATTGACCTACTTTAGTTTCAGAAAATTTTTTTTTAGGCATTATTTTTTCTTTTTATTAAGTAAATACCATTTATGTAATGTGTAACCTATTGTTACAACCAAAAGTGTTATTTTAAGAATAACATCAATATTGCTCATTGTGAAAATAAATGTTCCTGTATTTATAGCTATAAGTTTTTCGTCAATCATTTTTTGTCAATTTGTTTCAGCTTTTTAATTGCCCAATTAATGCCTGATGTACCACCCCAACCTAACCAAGCAACATATCCTTTGTCTTTCCACGGTGTAGCTTCAAATTCAGCAGATACTTCTGCATTTTTTTGATGTCTTTTAAATGATGCCATTCTTGCGATATTTTCCCTTGATATTTTTTCATTTTTAGCAAGTTGATTAGCACGAACCCAACCTACTCTAGTCATTCCTTTTACTTCATCTTTATGTTTGTCGCGCCATCTTAGAACTTTTTTTGCATTATTAGAAACAGATTTGGGGTAATCATTATATGTTTCTAAATTTATCATTTTGCCCTGAAATGTCTTATAACATATAGCAATAGCTTGTTGTTTATCGTGATACTTCATAAGCTGTGGCACACATCTAATCATATATTCACTTTGTTTTTCACCTACTTTTTTGGTTGGTATTGGCATCTTAGTAAAATTTAAAGTGTAACACTATTATTAATAAATATATATTTAATTCAGCAAAATCAGATGAATTTTGTTTAGGTAAGTAGTTAAATCCTAACAACAAACCTATGGATGATCTATCTATTATGCCAAATTCCCAATTCATTTACAATCAATACAATTTTCAAAAGTGAAATATTTACCTTTTTTTCTAGTGATTAGTGCTTGTTTCTTATTGTCTTTTTTACTTAAATAAGAAACGTGAATCCATTGTGGATTTTCAGAACCAAATTCCCATATTAATTGATGGTAATCTAAATTATCCTTTATATAATAAAATAATTCAGCATTAGATTTTCCATTCAATGTAGTCAAATCAATAGCATTACCTGTTAAATGATTGCTTCTTACAGAACCCCTAACAGCTTCATTGACTTCTTCAGACCTGAACATACTATTTATTTTTATCGGCCCACCTGCCCATTTTCTAAGTGGTTCAAACACTTTTTCTGCAATCAATTCCATATTTTTAATTTCCTTTGCTGAAGGTTTATTAGAAATACCAAGTTGTTTAGCAGTAGCAGAATGTGTAGCTTCTTTATAGCTTATATGTTCACTAATTTTTTTCATCTGATTCTTCTTTTATTTCTTCAAAAGAACCATCTTGTAAATCAATATTAACTTTACCATATTTTTCTTCAAGTTCTTCTTTTACCTTTTTTTGCTCTAGCATTAATTGGGCATAAAAATTATTTAAAGAAAATTTTTGTGTATCTAATACACCTAAATCGTGCAATATAGCACCTTTCTTTTGTTCTTGATCTTGTAAAGTTTTTAATTCTTCTTCTGAAATTTTGTTTTCTTTTGACATTTTATTTTATTTTAAGATTATATATCAAATGTACGAAAAAATTTGTTAGTCAGGTATTTCCCTGTAATCATCTTCATAATCTCTAGGAAGGTATGATTCCATTTCGTTTAGTTGGTCATCAGTTAAAGCATCTTTGTAATAATCTTGTGCTAAGATAAATTTAAAATGGGTTTTTTCCCTTTCTAATTGTGCAGCACAATATTCTGTTTTATCTTCTTCATCAGATTCTTCATTATATACATAATTTTTACAAAAATCTGCAGCTGCTAAATTTACATTCATAGATGCAGCAACATTTTGTGCTTCATTAGGTGCTGAATTATCTTCTGTAATCGAGTTTTTAAATATTTTATTCATTTTTTATTGTTTTAATAATTCTATTTCTGCTTTTAATTCTTTTATTGCTTGTACTAATACAGGGATTAATCTTCCATAAGTTGCTTCTAATTTATCAGGATTTTCATCATATACTAAATTTAGATAATCATCATCTACAGCTTGTAAATCTTGTGCTATAAATCCAATATCTTTTTTACCTTTATTAGCACTAAAAAATTCATTTCCATTATCATCAATTTCAGGTCTATGATTCCAAACAAATTGTTTTGGTTGTAATGAATCAATAAAATCTAATCCATAAGGTATTGTTTCAATATCTGTTTTATCTCTTTCATCTGATATAGCAGTTATACTTGTCACTTGACACCTTAATGTTCCAATGCTTCCATTACCTAAAGTCACCTGATTATTACCTGTACAAGCTGCAGAATATCCAAAACTGTTTTGATTACTTGCAGCAGTAGCACTACCTTTTGCTTGATAACCAACCATAGTATTAAAATTACCTGTTGTAACTGTACCACTCGTACCACCACCGCCATTTCCTGCACCATAACCTAAAAAAGTATTATATATGCCTGTTGTTAAAGCACCTGCAGATGTACTACCAACTGCAACATTGCTACCATCACCACTTGTATTATTAAAATTTAATCCTGATTGATAACCAATAAATGTATTATTGGGACTTGTTGTTAATTGCGCACCTGCATTATCACCTATACACACATTTTGTTGAATAGTAGTTGCCGAATTCATTGCCCTGTAACCAATAGCAACATTATTTGATTTAGTACCAAAAGCACCCTGTGCTGCTGATGCACCTATTACAACATTTCTTGTACTGTTTCCATCGCAATATTGCATAGCACCTGAACCAACAGCAGTATTTTCAGAACCTGCTTCAATATACCTTAATGCATTTGTACCTATTGCTGTATTTTTTATACCACTACTAGAACGACTACCACCTGCTAATGAACCTACAAAAGTACATTCACCACCTGTTGATAAATAACCTGCTTGATAACCAATTGCTGTTCTTAATCCACCTGTATTATTAGTATAACCTGCTTGATAACCTATATTAATATTGTTTGTACCTGATGTTTGGGAATATCCTGCTTGATAGCCTATTGAAATATGTCCTTGATTAGTATTACTTCGTCCAGAGTAATAACCTACATAAATTCCGTGTCTACCTGTTGCAGCATATCCTGCAGCAGAACCTATAGCAGTTGAATATTGTTGCGTTGAACTACCTGTATTTAAAGCATCAGAACCAAAAGCTACATTATTCCCTTCACTTGCTGTCAATAATTTTAAAGAATTTCTACCAAAAGAAGTATTGTTGTTTGCAGTTGTTAAACTATTTAAAGCACTATATCCTAAACCTGTATTATAGTAAGCAGAAGTTGTTAAAGATGCAGGTACATTACCAATAAACATAGAACCTTGACCTGAAGTAGTAGTATCGCAATCGCTTAAACCATTTAAATCAGTAGCACCACCACCACCACCACCTGCAGCCGCTAAAACAATACCACCTGATGATGAACTATATGTAAGAACGTGACCATCTGTAGAACCAAGACCCGGTATTCTTAATTTTGTAACACTTGCATTACCTAATGTTATTTCATTTGTTGCTGATGATGAACTTGCTGATGCAGAATGACCCACAACAGTTACATTAGTACCACTAACTAAATTATTACCTGATTGATAACCTAAAAATGT